GTGCGATTTGTGATAGTATGCCAATGCATCCGCAAGGGCTTCAATTCGTGTGATCATTATTGCATCCTTTAGAAGCTGAGAGGTGATTCTCCGGTACCGCCAGCACCGCCATACGTTGAGCTTGTTGAAGCATTGCCGCCTCCACCGATTGCGCCGCCGATTGAACTGCCTAATTTGGCTCCAAGGGGCCCTGCTACTGCTGCTCCTACACCGCCAAGCACTCCCTGTGCGAGATTGCCAAAGAAGTTGGAAGGCTGGAATGCTTGCGTTACTTCCTGGTAGGAGTTAGCGCCGTTTGTGATAGCACCATTCTGGAGAGCATTGGCTTGACTGGACTGGAGACCGGCAAGTGTGCCGAGCGCCTGTGTACCGAACTGCATGTTGCTCTGTGCCTGCTGGGCATTACTGAGGGCGATCTGACGAGCACCAGCAGATTGATTGGCTGCTCCTGATGCCAGGATCTGTGCCTGGAGCTGTTGCTGAGCGCCGTTGGGAATAGTAGAACCACCACCCTGTTGCTGGGCAGCTCTCTGCTGGGCTACTAGGGCATTCTGGGTATTGCCACTCTGCTGCTCTGTGTTACTCGTATTTAGGGAAGCCAGTTCAGCGTCGGTGAATCCTTGACCGGCATTAGCCTTAGCCAAGATACCGTTAATCTGATCTGAGAACTGTGCGTTAGTTGCCTGGGAGGCTGCAAATGCGGTGTTGAACTGGCTGCGGAGCTGATCTGTGAATTGCTGGTTCGCGGTGGCCGCGTCCTTCTGCTCCTGCGAGGCTTTCATCAGAGGCTGCGGGCCTGTATACTGTGCATAGAAAGTGACCATTATTTTGCCTCTAATGAATTGAGCTTGAGACGGAAAGCGCGATGAGGTATTTCCTCAAAGTATTTAGCTGCGAAGGCTGAAGTCCGCTCATCCGCACAGAAGAAGTTTATTTCCTTGATACCCAGTTCACGTGCCTTATAGACAATGTGCTTAGTTAGTTGCCGCAAGGATTCAGCAATTTCAAGTTCGGAGCCCTCTGGGTTGATGGCTAGTGACTCCATTGTGAAGGTCATCTGAACTGGCACCATAACAAGGGGTTGCTGCTTATGCGCCACAAACACTTGGGTCTTGGGGTAGCTGAGAACATCCATATCGAATAGGTTGTTCTTTGTGCCGTTTAGCCACGATTCAAGCAGATCAACGTCTTTGGCCGACTCAATATGTCGCACCCATACTTGATTATTCCTCATAGAACGATACCCTTTGAAGGACACTTGCTGAACTGAAGGGGTGAGCCATCCTTACCTACTGATTGAAGTGTGACAGAGGTTGGGCCACCACCGCTTGTGATGGGATAGATGATGGGGGAGGCAGTGCCAGAGGTGAGTAGCACAGCGCTCTTATTGCCTAGATAACCTGTGAGGAATACGTCTACCTTAGCAAAGGTTGCATCTTGTGGGATTGTGAAGCTGATCACCAGGTTAGCGCCTTGCTTACTGAGGGAGATGATCTGCACGGGGGAAGGAGGCCCTTGTTGCGGTGCCTTCAATCCCTGTACATATGTACCGCCAGTTGTCCCGCTCCGTGAGGCGCGAGATATGCGGCCATCATCCCAACTATCAATCGGTTTGAAAACTATATCGTTCATTGTTTGCTATTCCACAGATAGAAGCCGTATAGCTCATTGGGTTGATCCTCAGCTATCCAGTCAAACTTTAGTTGTATGTTCGAGATTGTCTGGTTTACTGGGTTATTTGTTTGTTTTAGATACCAACGACTAGTATATAAGGTTGTTGATGGCGTCGCATTAGGCGGATCATCCACTGCGAACAGGATAGGCTCGAATGGCCCAGCCACGTTATCTGTCCTAAGGCTCAACCCAAACAGGCTCCCCACACGTCTGGCATTCGTACCGACCTGCTCGACAACGGCGGGTTTCTGTCCTGCCTGTGCCAATACCAGCGATCCCACAGTTGCGGATGCTGCGAATGGCACGAGCTTATCAGAGTTTAGGCTTGTATTCCTGTAGAAGACCTGATAGACTGATGCTGTTGGTGTATTGGGTAGAAGCATCATTCGTGTTGTACCTGGTGATGTTGTGACCGACTTAACAACGCCACAGCTCATTGCTGGGATAGCGGCAGGTGACCAACTGTTACCGTCTGGATAGTAGCGGAGGTAACGATCGGTGCCGTTCGACACGTATAGGGCATAATCAGTACTATCACCACGATGCAGTGTTATGTGCGTAGTGGCTGGGTTGAAGTTGTTGCGAAGGACATCGCCAACCGCAAACCCAATCTCTGTCGTCTTAGAAGTAGTCAGAGAATAAAGCTGTCTCTTGCTATTGTAAACATAGAGAGTCTGACCGTCATATACCACGCCATCGGGATTGCCGATACCCAGGTTACGCGCAAATAACTGAGCATAATAACTGGAGATATCCAAACCTGTGATTAAGTAAACATCATCCGTGAGGAATACAAGCAAGCCGTTTGCTGTACTTATCTTCTTCTGAATGGTGCCCGGCAATGCGAAGTAATTGGCGGGGGGAGAGCATTCAACCGCAACTCCATTCGTTACTTCTGCGCCACCGGAGTAATAGAGAGTACCACCCACGTGATACCAGAGACGCCCGGTGTGGAAGACTGGATCAGTTGCTGCTACTTGTGGAGGTTCATTAGCAAATGCGAGGGGAGCAATAACCAGAGTATTTAAAAATCCCTGAGTACCTAAAGGCGTGTCAAAAGAGCTATCAACTACTGTCCATGTGGGAAGAACATTTGAGAATCCGGTAACTAGGAAGTAACTAGAACCTCCATCCTGTGTTCTATAAAGTTCAATTTGATCTACTTGAGGATCGGTAGAACCGGGGCCACTTAATGTCGCAGTGCCCGGCAATTTTTGAGCTATGAGAGTTACCGGAGGAGATGCCGTTGATATGTGTCCAGTTACGCTATTCTTATACACAAATACCCAAGAGTAATTGACAAGAGGGGCTGTAAAGGCGGTGTTTTGCTGAAGCGGGCCGAACTGAGCGCCGTGAAGAAGGGTGAACGCCTTGGTGGTGTCAGTGACATCTATTAAGGTCGATAGTATGGTTAGGACACCGCCCAATCCAACCGTATTTGATTGTATCTGCAGACTTCTTAGAGCGCTTGGTGGGTTATATACAATGAATTGTAATAGCGAGGCAGTTACTTGAGTACCTGCATTTAAGCTTGTTACAATATCATTCAGACTGTTATTGATAAAGGTATAAACAGTTCCAGGAGCTGCAGGTAAACCACCCACTTGTATTGAAAGGGTTCCAGTGAACAGTTCTGTAGAGGGATTGAATTGTATAGAGCTTATATAACTGTCTTTGGTTTGAGCTGCAAAAGCTAGTGTAGGAGCAACAACCGGAGCCGTAATACCCCACTTCCAAAGATTAGTCCCATTCCATTTCAGAGGGTCAGCACCATCGCCATAGTACATCCAATTACCGACAGTTGCGAACCTGCCCGTATTGGCGGTTGTCTTTGTTATGATCGGAGTATAGGTACCCGCATTGATCCAATATAGATGACCAGACGTATCGAGCATTGTGCGATACGTGCCATTGAGATTAAGGAACACATCTATATTGTCAGGTTGTTCAGCTACCGAATTAACTGAGAATGCCGTGAATCCAAACCGACGAATCAGCGTATTGAAATTGCTCACTTCGACATTGAGACCGTCGATAAGCGCATCATAATGCGTAACTACATTCATTCCCACGATGGAGTAGGGGGAATTGAGCGGATTGCGCTGGGTTACTAGGCCAGCCTGGAATCTGTTGATCGCGGGTAACGCCATTTGTGCTTGCTCCGAGTGTGGTTCATCTGGAGAGCCAGATGGGTTGGTCTAATTAGCCCAGCATTATAGAGTGCGCAGGGCGGAAGCCTGCGTCGTCTGCTTCCATGTCCTTGATGCCGCAAGCCTTCTTAGCAAAAGCCTGACCCAGCAAATACTCCTGCGACCAACGCTGATCATCGGCTTGTTTATAAGCGAATGCTAAAAACATCTGACGTATGACGAACATAATCTCGTCGGGGAAGGGGCCCCACGTGTCAGAGAGGCTTTGTTTAATTGGGGGCTTTTTCTGGTACGTGACGTTCACTTGCCACTGGTGGGCGATATCTGGGATAGGCCAGAATCGGACAATCATGCCCGAATCGTTTTCATCCTGATAGGCAACCTTGATAGGCTCACTATGTTGATTGGTTGTCTTCAGGGTACGCTTCACATCCAACTGCCACTTCGGTGTGGGGATAGTCTGTGAGGTAAAATCTATAACATCTGCATATTCAAACCATGCGCAATCTGTAACACTGGTCTGATAATCTTGGGTGAAAGCTGTAATGGAAGTTGTAATCGTTGGAACTACCGCGCGATTAAACTTCCAATTGAAAGGTTCCGACAGTAACTCCTGAATAACGTTGTTGCAAATCGAGAGAGCAGGCTCCTGCTGGAAACCTGCTACTCCTATGATTGGCGTCAACTTTGTGAAAGTCATTGCCCAATTAACAACATCTTGAAGAGTTACTGTCGAAGCCATTTTTTAGTAGCCTGTATTCTTTCCTGTAGATACTTTGACCATTTCCATATAGGCAACTGGGTCAATCTCGGGATGGAAGTGTTTCTCGCATCCCTGACAGAATCCCTCACGAACCACGCGACCGGTACGTGCAACCCAATTATCAATCCAAGCCACACGACTGGAGTTATCATCACGACGGTGTGAGCAAAGCGATTCGCGGTACTCACGATTGCGCTCATTCTCAGCACGCAATTCTTTCATCGATGTCTTCATCCGAGTCTTGTTAACTTCGACGATTGGATCTACGTACTCGTTCGTTGCTTTGACTGCCTGGCTGACCGCTGCTGCGACAATTGCAGCAAGATCAGATTTGGTCATTGTGACTGCGCCCGAGTCTTGTGTCTTCTGGTCTGCCATATTAGAGTACCTCTAGTGCAAATTCAGTTACCGTGAGAACATAACCGGCATCCGTTGCAGCTGCAGCAACAGCGACGGAGAGTACATGACCTTCTGCGGTCAGATCCACTACCGGATTGGTAGCAAGAGTCGTAACTGCCTTGGGAGTCGTTGCAACGAAACCGCTCTGAACGCCCTGAAGAGCTACAGTAGCGCCAACGAAAGCAACCGTTACATCAAGATTGAATACAAAGGTTCCAGCAGTGCCCGGAGCTGCAACGGTCGCAATAGCTGCTCCATCGAGATTGAGAGTCACTGTGGAAGCCTGAACAACAACTGCTGTCAATGTCCCAACGACGCGAACACGAAACAGGTTAGAAAGACGATTGGTACCCGGGATGCCTACTGTAGCATTGCCCGTCTGGCCGAAAGGAGGAGCAGTAGCAAACTGAACCGTCTTCGAGGCCGTGCCAACGAGTCCCACAACTGGGGACATAAGTTTTGCGCGTACTACCTGATCTGTAAGAACTGAAGCCATTTGTTACTCCTGTGCCAACCAGAAAGTGCGAGTAGCTACGCCAATCGGACTTGCTGTGGGATTGAAAAACGAGACGATGCATGTATAGTTTGGCTTATTGCCAAGAACCGGGCCGGGCGTAATGATAAGACCGCCACCAGTCTCCTGCGTATCCCACCAACCGACAATCTGCTCACCTACAGCAAATTTACGGCTTGGAAGAGTTACAGTAACCGAACTGGCATTCTGCGGGGGAGTACTCAGCAAAGTTGCTGTAAACTTCTGTCCCGTGGTCTTAACTACTGCACCCGCAATTGTACTGCGTGGAAGTGCCATAATTTAAATCCTTTAGCTGCGGAAATCGCGAGTATTAGCCCGCCATCTCTCGTCAGACTGATGATCCCTAAACTGGAATCCCTTTTCTAGTTCCGATAAGGTGACAGTCCGAGATTGGATTAGGCGCGCTAGCACCGTCCTCCAACCCCGAACTTCCTTCACCGGAAGATCTTTTTCATCGACGCGGATGACACTAAACTCGGGCATAAACCCTTTGTCAAACGCAACGAGAAACTTCTTGCTTCCATTCTCTGTAGTGTAGAATCCAGCAATACTAGGATCCCGATAAGAATCTTCGGCCCATATGCGACGATGAGTGAGTCGTTCAATGCGGGTAATAAGATCAGAAGATGACATCGGTTGCCCTAGTCTCTTCTCCGCATCCTTAAGATCATCATGGTCGTCAAGTCGATACTTGTCCAGTCTGGTGTTAGTGTCGGCTTTCGCTCGACTTAGCGCCTCAACTGCTGATAATTTCTTAGTCGGGTTTAGTATCATTGCATCCTTCTTACGAGATAGACGATTCCGAACGTACACGACGGAAAGTCGGGACAGCGTTAGGACGCGGCACAGCTGCATACTTGAAGTTGTATGCAATGGAAGCTCCGATTACGTTCGCAGGATCCGAAACAGATGGGTCCCAAGTACGCGTAATCAGGTTAAAGTTGTTCTGATCGGGAATTGCAGTCGCACCCAGCGATACCGTGAACAGAGCATCCTGACCAACGACGTAGGTCGCATAGCCGGTCTTGCCCGAGGACGGATAGTTCGAATAGGTAGGAACAGTCGTGGTCTCGATATAACGCACACCAGACAGCTCGATAACGCGATAACCCTGAACACCGCGCATCAGTTCGTCCTGACCCTGCTGTGTGTGCTTCAGAATGTCGATTACGCCGCCCGAGGTGTTGTCATTGATCAGATCAAACGCCACGAAAGGATGAATCACACCGAAAAATAGCCCATCAGACTTAGGCTTTGCATTGACGCCACGCAGGCTCATAACAGCCTGACGAGCAGTCGCAGCCGAGAAGAACTCGTTATCGCCCAGATCGATGTTCGTTGCAGTGACGGTAGCAGCCTCAAACGCCGAAGCGGTCAAGCTATTCACAGTCAGAGCAGCGCGATAGCCCATTTCGCGGGCTGCATTCTCGACGATAGGATCAATGGCAGTCTCGATCAGGATATCCGAGAAGGACATATAATCGAAGTACTGATTGAGAACCGTCTGTGCAGTCGCGGTCGTAGGAGCAATACCTGAACCAACGGTGCCTTCAGTGCCCGGAACCGTGTTGGGCCCGAATACCTGGTAACCGAAGATCTGGATTGTCTTACCCGAACGCTGAGGAAGAACCTTACGCTCGGTCGCTGCCAGGAAAGGCAAGTTTGCTTTTAAGTTCTCAACGGCTACTTTGTCATACCAAACTGATGCAAGGTGCGTGAGACTCGTTGTTGCGGTAGTAACGGAAGCTGGCGAATAATTAGCCATGTTACACTCGTGTTTATTAAATGTTTACGCAGTCTTCTTAGAATTCATCAACTTGAGCATGGCCATACGGGCCTTGTCCAAATCGGGTTCATTCTTGATGACTTCAACTGCCTTCTCATACTCGGATTTCTCATTAACCAGCGATGAAGCGCGATTGGCGCCCTGCGAGTTCTTGATTCCAGTAGACGATGGCTTTTGACGAGTATGAGGTTTGACCGCAATCCGCGAATCGTTTCCGTCAACTTGAGTCTCGTCGGTTTGTTCTTGCTGTTTAGGAGTTGGCATATCCAGTAATCCACCGGCTGTCAATTCCTGAAAGGCATATTCAAGGTTAGTCTTGGTAAGTCCAAGTTTCTCCTTGACAAGAAAGTCTTCAATGGTCTTAGCGTTCGATGCAGAAGGAAGAAAGTCATCCTTGTGCTCTGTTACGAACTCGACCTGGGCAGTCTGCATCTGCTGTTTCATCAGATCTGATGTCAGCTGATTCTTCAGTTCACCCAATTCCTTCAAACTTAATCCAGCCTCAGCCTCGAGGAGCTTATCAAGGGCTGCCTTGGGATTGGTCTGCATCTCCATGCTGATGGCGAAGAGTTCATCGGCGGTCAACTCACGCGCGGCCTTCTTCACTTCAGCTTCAATACGCTCAGGTTGTACACGAACTTTACGCTTCAGGTCAAACTCCTGCTGGCGAATCTTGCGAGTGGCGTTCTCCTGTGCCTTTGTTAGTTCCTTCACCAACCCTGACAGGCTCTTAGACTTGAACACCTGTTTGCCTGCGCCATCGCCTAGATCGATCTCCTGGACATAATCGCCCTGATCGTTCTGGTGAATGTCATCGTCACCAGCATCATCAGTCGGGGAGCCCTCTAGGGTTGGTTCCTGTTCGTTGTCGTCCGTCTCTTCGGTGGCAGTAAGCTGTGACAAATCAGGGGCGGCAAACTCAGACGCGAATAGGTCTGGTGTAGTTACTGATACTTCTGGCATTTAATTCTCCTAGGACAATCCGTCCATATGGGTTTAAAAGTTGCTATATTGTGGTGTATCTTGTGGCTTTGTGATCTCTGCTTCGGCCTGTGCAGCCTCGATAAGACTATTCACACGGAGCTGTGTCTGTTCGAATATCGAACGCCATGCCTTGGCATAGCTTTGAACATCGCGCAATACCTGAGTACGGACACCGGCAGGCAGATTGATAAGCCTGAACTCGGCAGCCACAACCTGTGCTTCCATCACATCCATTAGATCATCCCAGCCCTCGGAGGAGACTAAGCGATAAAGCCTAGCGCCTCTCTCAAGGATCTGGATTGCTTCTTTTTCTTGTGGTGTCATTAGAGACCTAGAGCGGCTTTGTCAGACTTAGCGATCAGTTCCTTGAGGACATCTCGCCCAGCCCTGTTACTATTTTCGGTCTGGAGGAGCTGCATCTTGTCGGACTGTTGCTGTTGACCTTGCTGCTGTTGTGCTTGCTGTTGAGCTGCTTGCTGGGCTGCTGGAGAGTTCTGTTGCGCTCTCTGCTCATCCTCAGGCGTCATATCTGTAATGATGTTCTGCTTATTCTTGAAGCCAGTTACATCGAACAAGGTATTGACTAACTCACCAATATTGATCTTCTTACCCTCTTGAGTGAGGGCATCCATTACAGGCTGTGTCAATAGGTACTGGAACAATAGAGGAAGATTCTGTCGAGCAACTGCCCTATCCTGAAGACGAGCTGCTGCCTGCACGTCGAAATCGAATTGACCATTGATAAAGTCCAGGGTATCGCCTTGATAGGCAATTCCCAGTTCCTTTGTGAGGAGTTTATTGATCTGCTGAGGATCAAGATACATCGCATTCATCTTATGGAACATATCGAGCATGGGTACGAATACCTGATGCGCAAACTGTTCGATAATCGATTGAAGACGTGTGCCTGTTCCGCTTGCAAGACTGTTGACACCCGTTGCTGTGCGTGTTATGCTTGAGTTCTGAGATGGAAGTGAACCCTGGACGGCGGATTCGGAAGCAGCAGTGCGACGTGCAGCACGACCATCTGAGGCCTGTAGGGTTGTCATCACATCGCCCGTTATGAGCGCTGGACGAGGAAGAATACCCACACCATCCTTAGCATCCATGTCAATCACGCCGCCTGGCCTCATGCGAAGCTGCTGGGGGATGATATTGCCACCACGAACACGGGTGAACATGCCATTGATATTCAGGGAGAAATCATCAAGGTAGCCGTTTATGACACCTTGTTGCATTCTCTGCTCATTACCGATGAGCTGTGTTATGCCGATGCCCCAGAAGTTGTCGATGATGTCCGACATTGCACATGAGAGGAAAGGAATGCAACCAAATGGGTTAGCTTCATTTCTGATCACGAGGCGATTCTGCAGTACAGTTACAACACGATCACAGTTCCAATACTCAGCCAGTTCGAGAGGACGACGTGTCCTATCTACTGTGGTGTTCATATTGCGAGGCATTACATTGAATTCTTTGAAGAGCGTCGGCGTCTGAGACTCAAGTGGATTGTAGTTCGGCACCTCTTCAGGCGGGAACATCAAATCCATTAGAATTTCGCGCGAAGGGATGTTATAGCCTTCATAGTCGCGCAGTTCATCGAGGTCTAGAATCGTTGGATATTGCAGATCTATTACGTACTTAGCCTTACGAATATCCGAAGTACGAACGCCAGGATCAACAAGCACATGCCGAATGTTACGATGTTCGAAAGTCGGAAGATTGACCTCATCGGTCACCTCATGCTCAACTAAATCGTATGTACCCTTCT